TTGCTCCACCTGGTTGGGTCAGTGCCCTTCTGCATGGTGGTCAGCACCTGTGTCTTGGTCACACGGGTCACTGTCACAACACGCAGGGAGTCAGCACCCCATACGCTAGACCGCTGCACAAGTCGGTCTCCAGGTTTCACAGTGTTCAGGTCTGCAGGGATGTACTCAGTCATGGTGTGTACTCAGATGTCAGCACTGAGCTGGCAGGCTGCACCATCGCGCGCGCGCCTTCAACTTAAATGTCTAATACTTACAAGACATTAGGTCATATGACCAGGTATCCATTAAGGCTCTAGAGTCAGTGTACCTGATGACTATCTAACCCCTTATAAGTATTAAGTATTTGACTATAGGATCGGCCGGCCCACCATCCCTACCCCGCCCGGCCCTCCGTCATCCTAGCACAACCAACCACCCGCAATCCACTGGACTGGTCAGCTCAGCGCTGGTACGCTTGTTGTCAGCCAGAAATGCCTATGACCTGCAAGCACCCGAGATCATTAGATGTCTGACAAAACTGTGGCCACCACAGAAAGTGCCAAAGATGGAAGCACCCGTGACAACAGGGTGTCACCAATCAGGACCCACCTGAAGGGCATCCTGAAGCCACCAACCAGAAGAAGATCCAGGGTGACCAGAAAAGTCGCAGCACGCAGGGCAGAAGTTGCTGAGTGCATGAAGGCTCACATGACTCAGCGCCAGATGGCTATGAAGCTGAAGGTCTCGAACGCCACCATCAGCAAGGACATCAAGGTCATCACAGACCAGTGGTGCAACGAAGTCTTGCTCAACATCACAGCGGTCAAGGGTAGGGAGCTGGTGGAGCTAGACCAGATGGAAGCTCAGGCCGCCAAGGGATATCGCGAGTCCAAGACAGAGACCTGCAAGATCAGATGGCTCCGCACCAGGCTCATGATCAAGTCACGCAGGGCCAAGCTGATTGGCCTGGACAGCCCCATCATCCACCATCACGTCACTGCCATGGACAAGGCACTCAGGGAGATGTCAGACGAAGAGCTGGACAGGCTGCTTGAACAGCACATGGATCTGATAGACGTCACACCAGGGAAGTCATGAAGCTGCTAGACGACATCAAGCATTGGATCTGGTGTGAGAGGAAGTTCAAGCTGAGTGTCAGGGGTCTGCCACTGTGGACCGTCAACGGCAGGAAGTTCTATGACCTGTCTGACATCAAGCTGAGTGGCAGACCCCTGACACTGTGGACCGTCAACGGTGATGATGTTGAGCTGCTGTCTGACGGTTGCATAGTGAAGACTGAGTCAGTCACGGCAGACCTGCAGTTCACCATGACACTGGATCAGCAGGCTGACTGGATCGACTTCATCAAGGGTGTCCAGCGTCATGCTGCCAGGGTGTCTGCCAGGGTGTTCTGTCCGTGCTGTGATGGTGCTGGCAGAGAATACTATCCAGACTTGTCTGATGCTGATCTGCTCAGTGGAAGGTGCGACAACTGCTGTGGACGTGGCACCGTTGCTCGCTATCCACTGGCACACCTGGCAGTCAAGGAGGGCATCATTGGCAAGCCTGACCTGCCTGACGTGACGGTGCCACCACACGTGCCAGTGGAGCTGACATCATGAGCTGGGTTAGCTGGACCATCCTGGTGTGCTGCGTGGGCATCATTGCCCTGGCCTGGTACGACTGCTGGAAGTTCACACAGAAAGAACGGAGGACACGTGATGACGAGCAAGAGCGCTGATGCCATGGAGACAGCTGCAGACTGGAAGGCTAGGCATGACGAGCTGATGAAGGACAACATTATGCTGATGGAGCAGCTGAAGGCAGCGCGTGACCAGCTGGCAAGAGAACACAGGCGCAGCTCAGAGGCTGCCATGGAACAGATTGAGAAGGTCATCACAGACCAGATGCAGGCACGGCTGAAGGCATACGAGGCAATCAGGGTGGCAGCTCAGGCGCTGCTGCTCCAGCAGATAGGTGAAGCCAACGCAGGCTTCAAGTTGCTAGTGCCACAGGGCTTTGACGGTCACATGGTTGCTGACCTGAGTGAGCCAGGCAATCTGCAGGGCCATGCTGCCGATCTGCATGCAGTACTGACAGCCTTTGGTGAGCTGAGCTGATGAAGCTGGTGAGGTATGACGGGCATGGTGTGGCTGTCATTGATGAAGGCGACAGTGGCAGCTCATGGGCAAAGCACAGACCATCAACGCTGTCACGCTGCTGTGTCTGCAACGCTGTCAAGCTGCCTGGCTCAGCCATGTGGCTCTGCATTGATCCTGGACCTAGCAGGGTGCTGTGTGACTGGTGCCTGCAGTCCAGGCTGACACAGCCCAGACGGGTCTGCACCTGTGGCAGCTTCAAGGGCTTCAATGAGTATTGTGACAAGTGCAATGGGATGACGGAGGACACAACATGAGCAACAGATGTCAGGTGCACACAGAGATCCAGCTGGTGGCAAGCCAGGGCAAGCAGGTCTGTCCGCTGAAGGCAGAGGCAGACAGACGTGGTCCACCGCTGTTGGATGGAGAGCCAGACAGGCAGGGTCAGCTGGAGTGGATGGCAGAGCGATTGCACCACAGATGCAAGAACGCTGAGATGGATGACCAGGCCAGGATCGCTGTGACCATGGATGGCTTCACCTACTTCATGAAGCTGGACGATGTTCAGCGGGATGGTGACCAATGAAGTATCAGATGAGATTGGCAGACTACTGCAAGGTATCTGTCCTTAAGGGTGGTGACACCTTCATGATTCCAAGGTCTGACAGCACATGGAGATCTGACAGGGTGTGGATGAAGACACAGGGATGCCCTGACCCTGGTGACGTCGCAGCCAATCATGTGGTCAGCAGCCAGAATCACAGTGCAGGATATCACTGCTTCATGGTTTCGCTTGAAGATGGACAGTGGGCAGCCATCCACCCTGATGAGCCAGTGAAGCCAGTCGACGTCATTGGTGCTGAAGTGCACATCAGACCGATGTCAGACGTGGTGTTCTGATGAGCACCACGTTGCAAGAGCTGCTGGGCTGGGCATGCATCATCGCAGCAGCAGGACCATCAGTGCTCATGCTTGCCATGGCACTGGCTATCTTCAAGGCGCTTAGCAATGAGTAGACACCAACGCCACTGCCACAGTCTGGAGACAGGCATTCTGTCAGACTGTAACTGTGACTGTCCTGAGTTGCGAGACATCAAGCGCATCATGGTTGAGTCAGGTGGAGCATCACCGTGCTGCATGTGTGGCAAGCTGGTGCTTGTGTCACCTGAAGCGTCTGACAGCACGGGTCAGGTGTGGTGCTGCAGGTGTGCCATGAAGCACAGGATCTGGAGACCACTGACGGAGGATAGAAGCTGATGGGCAAGAGTAAGAAGTTCATGGTTGGAGACATGTTGCGTGACACACAGCTTGATTTCACTGGCAAGGTGGTCTCCATCAATGGTGGCATCCTGAAGGTGGAGCTGACAGAGGCAGAGCGGAAGAGGACAGGCTTCTCTGCCAGGTATGTAGAGATGCCAAGTGATGATGCTGACAGATTCTGTGAGCATGAGAGGCACGCATGACCAGCAAGATACGTGGTGCCAGTCTGGCTGGCAATGAGCATCGATGCCCACAATGCCAGGGTGGCAGAACGTCAAGCACAGATGCGAGAGCTAGAGCGTATCGATGCACTGAAGGGGCTGGTTGATGACTAAGAAGCGCTGGTGTGACGACTGCACCAAGGTCCAATACTGGACCAGGCCAGGAAACCCACCCGACAGCTTCAGCGTGTGTAGTCTTGGAATGAAGAACCGTCTGAAGATTCCAGCAGCCAATGAAAACCCACATGGTGGTGGCTACTATCGCACCAACTGTCAGCGGTATGTGCCAGCCAACCCTGAGTACAAGCCAGAGCCATGCCCTGAGTGTGGCTGCACCTGTGGAGATATGACTAGATGACCAAGCGCAAGACCCTGACAGAGCGCAGGGAAAGGAAGCTTTGGATTATGTGTCTAGCTGCAGATGCACCTGACCCGCCTTATCTGCTGGTGGTCAACATGTATCCAGGCCAGGCGCTTGCTGAGATAGCAAAGGCACGGGGTCAGAGGCACACCATCCTGAAGACCAAGGGGCACAAGATTGGTGTGCTGTACGATGGAGAGCTGAGCAAGGCACGGCTGACAGCTGGACTTGATGACTTCATGGAATATGTGAAGGCAGCCACCATGAACATGGCAGACCACATCACTGAAGAGATAGACCGTGCAACTGGGCATCCCTGAAGCTGTCTTCATTGAGAAGAGCAGGCGTGAAAAGCTACGCAGGATAGCCAAGAGCAGCCTGCTCAATTTCGTCCAGTTCACCAAGCCAGACTATGAAGTAAACTGGCACCATCAAGTGATAGCCAGCGCCCTGGACGCCTGGCTCTTTGGTGGTGACCAGAAGAAGAATCTGATCCTGGTAGCTCCACCAAGGCATGGCAAGTCTGAGCTGGTGAGCAGACGTTTGCCACCCTACCTGTTTGGTCGACGCCCTGGTGTGAAGTTTCTGGCCTGCAGCTATGGTCAGGATCTCAGTGATGCCCTGTCAAGGGACGTCATGCACATCATGGATGACGAGCGCTACCAGATGCTATGGCCAGCCGTTAAGCGGTGGCAGCCCGGCATGGGTCACCTGAAGTCAAAGAAGCAGACTGTCCGTGAGTGGCATCTACTGCACCACGCTGGACGGTATATCTGTGCTGGTGTTGGCGGTGCCATCACTGGCTATGGCTTCGATGTGGCTGTTGTCGATGACCCGATAAAGAACCAGGCTGAAGCCCTGAGCCAGACCCACCGTGACAAGGTGTGGCAGTGGCTGTGGTCAGACCTTTGGACACGCAGAGCGCCTGGTGCCAGGGTCGGCCTGATGACCACCCGCTGGCATGAAGACGATGTGGTTGGCAGGATGCAGCAAGAGCCAGGCTTCCAGCTCAACTGGAAGGTGCTGCACTTCCCTGCCGAAATGCCAGCCAGGCAGGGCAAGGAACGAAAGGCAGCAGTCACCAGGAAGGACAGGCGCAAGAAGGGCGAGTATCTATGGCCTGACAGGTTTGGCAAGGAAGAGCTGGCACCGCTGAAGCGACACAAGCGCATATGGGCAGCCAAGTACCAGGGCAAGCCAACCACCGATGATGGCAACATCATTGCCCGTGACTGGATCACAAGGTACAGCGCGCTTCCCCTTGAAGGATTCGCCACCTTCCTGCTCAGCGTCGACTGTGCCTTCAAGGATACGAAGTCCAGCAGCCGTGTCTGTATCAGCCTGTACGGGCAACGGCATGCACCACATGAAGCCAACATCTACCTGCTGGACCAGATCTGTGACCACCTGAGCTTCACCAACACCATCAAGGCCATCAAGCGCATCATGCGAAGGTGGCCACAAGAGCTGGCTGACGCAGTCAAGCTTGTGGAGGACAAGGCAAACGGCACGGCTGTCATCGATGTCATGACACAGCGCATACCTGGAATGGTGCCGTACACTCCAAGGGAATCAAAATTCGCCAGACTGGTGAGCTGTCAGCCACTGTTCGAGGCTGGCAACATCCACTATCCCAAAGACAGCTTCAGGGTGCTTGGCGACAATCCAGCTGAGTGGATTGAAGACCACATTGATGAAGTCTGTGGCTTTCCTTTCGCGGCCTACAATGACAGGGTAGACTGTGAGAGCCAGGCGCTAAACTACCTGGTTCACAGTGCATTCAGGTTGCGGTTTGGACGTCCTGACAGCGATGATTCCAGGCCTGCCAATGGTGCACAGAACGGAAAGGACAGGATCAGAGGCACGGCTGAGACAGCACGGCTGAAGCCATGGCAGCGCAATCAGCCAGCCTTTGACCCACAGTCCACAGGCTTTGGTGACACACCATGGGAGCTATTCGGAATTTCATAGCCAGGCTGAAGCCCAGCAGGGACAACAAGCCATCACCACTAGAGCCTGAGCTGCTCTCCAACGACTGGTCCAGCCTGGAGACCAAGGCCACCTTCGCTGAAGGCATAGCACGCAGCATGGATGGCAGGCCTGTCTTCAGCCCATGGAGCATGGAGCGGGCAGTCAAGGAAGGCGTCAAGTCCACCGTCTGGGTCTATGCTTGTGTCAACAAGATAGCCAGTGCAGTGGCATCTGTACCCGTCATGGTGGTTGACAGCTCCACAGAAGAGCCACTCGAAAGCCACCCGCTCCAGCTGCTGCTGGACAAGCCCAATGCGTTTTGGTCCAGGCAGGACTTCTTTGAATGGCTGACCCAGCACCTGCTGCTCAGTGGCAACGGGTACATTGCCAAGAACGGTGTCATGATCGGCAGCAACATGGTGGTGGCTGAGCTGTGGTTGCTGCCACCTGACCAGATGGCTCCAGTGCCAGACAGGACGGAGTACATCAGCCACTATGTCAGACGGGTCGACGGACAGGAGAAGGTCATACCAGCTGAAGAGATTGCACAGCTGATGCTGTCCGATCCAAGCAATCCATACCTTGGAATGTCACCGATGATGGCAGCAGCCAGGACGGTTGACACCGAAGTGGAAGCTGTGACCTGGAACAAGGTGGCCCTGCAGAACCGTGCCGTTGCTGATGGCATGGTATCGTTTGCTCAGCCCCTGTCTGACACAGCCTACAAGCAAGCCAGGCTCAGGGTCAGAGAGCAGCACATGGGCAGCCGTAACGCACGGGTTCCATGGGTCATGGGCAATGAGGCACGGTGGGTCAAGATGTCTGAGACCGCTGTGGAGATGGATTTCATCAACAGTCGCAAGCTGCTGCGTGAAGAGATCTGTGCCGTGTTCGGCGTGCCACCCGTGCTGGTGGGCATTCTCGATCGTGCCACGTATGCCAACTATGAGACTGCCAGACGGGTCTTCTGGCAAGACACCGTCATGACCTTCCTGTCCAACCTGGCAGATGGTCTGACCCTTGCCCTTGCTGCTGACTTTGGCGGTGGCATCAAGGTCACCTTTGACACCAGCTCAAACGAAGTGCTCAACACCATCACCAAGGAGCTGGTGGACACGGCTGCAGTGCTGCACTCAATGGGTGTGCCCTTCAACGATGTCAACGATAGGCTGAACCTTGGCCTGCCATATCCAGCTGGTGGAGATATTGGCTATGTGTCAGGCAACCTGACACCCGTGTCTGTTGGCAGCGTTGACACCTTTGCTGACGATCTGGACACAGCATCAGCACGGCTGGAGTCAGTCATCAGCAAGCTTGGCCAGATGCCAGCACCGTCAGACGATGACATCCAGCCAGTCAATGGCAAGCTGCTGCCAGCTCCACAGGACTAGTCACCAACAGCATCCCTGAGCCAGTCAGGTATGCACCACGTTCTAGCGCAGCTCTTACAGACCTTGTCACCATCAGCTGGAGTGAGCAGCTGTGACTTGACGAGTATCTGACCACAGCCAGTGTCAATGCCACTGTGCTCATTAGCCCACTTGTGACCAATGACCCTGTGCACCCTTCCTGTCTTTGCGTATGTCAGCCAGGTCATGGCTTCAGCTTCAGGTTGAAGGTGACACTGACAGGACCATTCCTGAGCGGGCACTCTTCAGGTGGATTGGTCATTAGCGTGCTGCGTTCGACCAACAGCTGACATGACACGCTGTCACACCAGTCCATTGGATCGTTGCGGTAGACTTCACCAAGCGGGCAGACTCCACAGCTGGATACCAGATGGTTGCGTTGTAGTCGTCTCATGACTTCACCCGTGGCTTGGTCTCTGCCAGCTTATAGTCAGCAGGTATGGCGCAATAGGCTGCAGCTCCACCTGACAGGCACCGTCTGAACAGCAGCTCACCAGCATCCAGCCTGGCCATGATTGATGACTGCTGAGTGGTGATGCTGCCCTGCCTCTGCCACCGTCTGACTATCTGGTCAGCCGTGCTTGGCACCACGTAGGTTGCTCGTCGACT